GGTGGTGCCGTATCGCAAGGATACTTCACCGGTGACCAAGGACGGACGCTATACGCACGCCAAACTGGTGCGTACGGTAAATGGAAATCTATTTGATATAACCCATCACGGCTTTACTCGTGGCAGTCGTGCCTGGACCAGAAGCAATTCAATTTATCATACATTGCGGTCGATTTATTACGATGCGCTGGAATATGGCTATGAAATCCCTGACTACGTGGTCCGCAGTCATGGCCATGTGTACACTGCGGAAACTTATACCGGACATAGAAAGACGATCCATGGCTGTATGACACCTGGTTGGCAGTTGAAAACACACTTCATCAATCGCGTGGCGGCCAATGAACGGATCAACTCAATCGGCATGGTGTATTATGACGTGCTGAAAAGCGGGCATGCCCAGCATTATGCGGAGATACTCAGTATTGAGGATGTGAAAGTTGAGGCGTTTTGAAAATCACACCGGAGGAAAATGAACTGCTGCTGGCACTGGCATCTGAGTTCGCCAATACTCAGTATGACCCGAAACGTCATGTGTTGGTGAAAGATGCAGCCATGCTGTGGGGGATCAGCACGCGAGCAGCCACTTTCCGACTGGATAAACTGGTAGATGATGGCAGGTGGGGGAAAGAGACTGTGATTCACCAGGGGCGCATGAAAAATGGGTATTACAAGAAAGGATGTTGAGAGAGTACTGACATGTATTATTACGTTTATAACCATCAACATAAAGGATTACCCTATCACCGAGCGATGAAAGCAGCCGGGCACACGGCAAACTTACGGTTTGCAGATGTGACGTTGTTTGATCGGGACCAGGTGATGAACTCGACCCAGCCGCGTTACCAGGTGAAAGAGCAGTTAGATCGGGGATCGCTGATTATGATCTACCCGCATTCGGCGCTGCCGCCGTGGTGGTATGACGGGCTGGTGCCGGTGAGGGACTATCTATCGTGTGTGTTTGTGATCGGAGAGGCGCACAAAGCCGCCACAGACATTTTTATGCCCGGCGCCAGGGTTGAAGTTGCAGGTTGGCCATGGTGCAAACAAAGGGCATTCAAAGCGCCCAATCGAGTAAAACGCGTGCTATTTGCGCCGATCCACACCGCGGGAGGATTACGGCCAGAAGCCTTTGAGGCTAACCGGAATATCTTCAGGGAATTGAAGCGCGTACAGCGGATGATGGGGTTTGAGGTGATTATCCGTCATATCGGCGAATTAGAGCCGCAGGGCTTGAAGAATTACCGCGACTTTGAATTCGTCCAGGGAGCAAAGGACGGCGCAACCAGAGACATCGATAAAGCGGATGTTGTGATTGCTGAGGGGACATTTATGTACCTGGCCGTGGCACGGGGGACGCCAACAATCGGTATTAATCAGCATATCGCTTGCCGACCAAACCGAAATTATGCGCGCTATACACCGCACACCTGGGAGCGTTACGGACACCTGTTTGCTTACCCGTTGAATTACCAGTGGGGGGATTTGTGTGAACTGATTGAGCAGGCAACCGCAGAAGAGCAGAGCGAATGGAGAGCAGCCAACATTGGGGAGGACATGGACCCGCTGGGATTTGCGGGTATGGTGGAAGAGATTTGGCGGGAGAGTAAGAAAATGTGATACTGAGTAAATTTTGCCTGTACAAAACTGTGTAGTATAATTGAACTGGGCGTGAATTAGTTTCGCTTGAAGGCGTCTTGACGGCTTGCTCATTCGTGACTGGCCCCCTTCAGGGACGAGGGTGCAAGTCCCTCCACGTCCACTGGTAAAGTCGGAGTCATCCTCCGGTATTTTAAGGATAACAGAAGATAGGGCGGAACTTAGCGGTGGGAAAACATCCCAAAATGGGATATTTCACTCCTCCAGCGGGAAAACTTTAGGAATTGGTAAGTTTTGCCGATACACAAGTATCATGTTTTGTGCATCATTAGTGACAGATTTCATTATATTTTGTACATGAAACGCGTGTCATGTTCAAAGTTTGGCTTTTTTTGAACATGAGGCGTGAGTACTTCCCGCTTTGTTAACATTTTACTCCCTGAAAAAACATAGTATAATCCATATATCTGACCCGCCATGTGTAGGAACAGAAATAGGGGTCGGTGATAAGCTGACCCTGGTTTTTAATGAGCATTAAAAACCCCATTTTGGTTAGTTACTAATTTCAATTACAATACCGGCATCATTTCAGTAAGTGACTGAAGTGTCAGGTACGATTATAATAATTCTGATTTGTTACAACCGCGCTTAAATTTGCAGACATTTTAAGCGCGGTTGTAAAATGTTCTATGTTTGCCCTATCACAACCCCCACTTCTCCACCGGTGACGCGTGCCGGTGTGCGTCGTCCAGATCGTTTTGGCTGATGGCCAGATAACGCTTGACCATATCCAGCGTGGTATAGCCCAGCATTTCCTGCAGGGTGTAGATGTTGGGATAGTTGCGCGTTTTGAAAAATCTGGCTGCATTTTCATAGAGTTGACTTTCCTCGGGAATACGATTCTAATTGTTATTAGAGGTCATGATATGAAAGGAAGATGAAATGTCTCTGTTGTGCAATATCATATTATTTGTTTTGTTTCTTATTATCGGTGCGATAATTGGTTTTTGGATCGGCACGATAAATGCTTATCGAGAAACACTATTCCGTTTGTTTTGGTTCGGCTATCTTGATTTGGATGAAGCAGAAGAAATCGCAAAATCTTTAAAGCAGGCCCCGACAGACGCAAATTGTAAGCAGAAATACAAAATATCTATAAAAGATGCTCGAAGAATGCTATTGAAGCGTTAACTTCTTTAAGAACTCTGCTACAAGTGATATTGTAATATCTTTGCCAACGTTTGCAATATAAACGAGGGCTTCTTTCCACTTCGCCTTATTGCTTATGTCTGATAAAAATTCGTGTCCTTTTGATGTGAGCGCATAAGGCATGTATCTCGGATAGTCATCAATGATGTACGCTTGTTTTTCAGAATGAATCAAGCCTTCTTCTGTTAAGAGCCTTGTATGATAATGAAAAAGCTCTTTATCGATCTCACTTAATCCCAACTCTTCCTGGCTCATTCCAAGTTCGTCAAGCCTCTCGTGTTCTTTAACCGCCTGGAGAATATGTTTTATTAACTCGAAGTCCTTTTCCATTTTTATTTCTCCTTTTACTTGCTCAATAGAAACTCCATCATATCCAAAATCGTTTGACGATCATTTTCGCTGAGCTGGTCATACTTATATAACAGCTCTTCTTTTTGCCTTGTCATTTCCTGGTCGGGCGAGTCATCACTGTCTGCTGGTAGCGCGTACCCCAAGATACTGAGTATTGTTTGATCATCAAATTGCGCTTCTGACCTTTTTTCGCGCGATTGCACTTCCCAGGCATGCCATTTTTCCAGCAACCAGATTTTTATGTCTTTTTCCATTAAACTCGCTCCAACATAATAATACCAAAATAGTAAAAACACTTGACAAATTGGATAGGATGGTATATACTATCTACTAACTACACTGTAACCGTTAGTAAATCAGGAACTTTCTATGAAACCCATCCAATACATCGTCAAAAAATACAGACAGCAGCGGGGGTTATCGCTGCGGCGATTCGCGGAAGCAGTGACCAGTGATTTGAACCTGGGGATGGACATCTCGCACCAGACGATAAAGAACTGGGAAGACGGGACCCACCAACCGCAGTTTTCATTTTTGATGAACCTGGCAATGATAGCCCGAGATTGGCGCATGGATTTTGCGTTTGACTGCCTGGCAGCATTGCGACCGGCAGTGTACGAGCCGATGACCAGCATTGGCTGTGAAGCGATAGAAAAATATTCAGAACTTGAAATAACCGAAAAGGAGGAATGATGTTTGCTAACTCAGTAGATTTTGCGAAACCCAGAAAATACACATTTGCCGTGGGGGCGGTTGAGGGCAGGAGCGCTGATGTTTCGCCCTTTACGGGCATCCAGGTGCTGTTGATCAACGCGCACTTTTGGTATGCCATCGGGCCAAACAAGCGCTGGTCAGGATTGAATGAATCCCTGGAAATTGAAAAGGTGGATTGTCCAATTGTCATCACCAAAGACATCCTTGCTAAAGACACTTACCATCACCTGTTGAAATCATTTGTAACGGTCGAAGGCATTCACGATCTCGACTTGTTTTTGGTCCAGCTGGAGCGGATCGGCGGGATCGTGCTTTATCCCTTTGTTACTCAGATCAACATCCCAGACCTGCTCGGGTTATAGCTTCAGTTATATAGCTTCAGTATAGAAGGAAAGGAGCACGTATGAAAATTGGGATGCTTTCGGGGCGCAGTCGGGAACTGAACCGGTTGAAATTCGGAAATTACGCAGCAGTCTGGCCCCCGATATCCCTGCAGCGGATGGATTAAATGGGAGCCGACACGGTGACTGAGCCGCGGCCATGGCCGAACAATGCCAGGGAAGTACGCGATTTGGCAGCAGAACTGGCGATCACAGGACGCTGGGCGATTGAACCGATGTTGACCGGAAAGTTTTCCGCAGCGGAGAGCATCCGCAGAATAGCGATAGCGATTGTGACGTTTCAAAAGATTTCACGCCTGTTAGAGAGCGTGGGAGCGCAAACCAACCCAATTTATGACACAGAAAACAGTTTTGAAAACATTCGAATTCAATATGAAGACCAATAAAGAGACCAATAAGGAGACAAAAATGACCCCAAACACGATTAACACCCCCATTAATGACCCTCTTGCCATGGCAGAAAACCCGCAAGAGATCAAGTACAGCAATGAATACTTCGGCCAGGTCAGCCTGGACGTGTGGTTCTGCGTGCTTGAAAAGGGCGTTGGCAAAGTGCCCTTTGACCCCAACACGCACTCGATTGATCGGCGCCTGACGGCAATCACGATGGGGATCATCCCCGTGCCGGCTTCGGGCCTGCAGTTTTCGGTTGACCGCGATTACATCGCTGAATTCCGGCCGTGGAACGCGATCACGCTGCCCAGCCTGAAAGCACTTGGAGTTTCGGTGCGCGAACTGAACGACAGGTATGTGCGCGTCAAAATGACCGAAACCGGCGAAACCTACACCAACAGCCAGGGAGAGACCCGAGAAAAAACTGCATTTGAATTTCTGGCGATTTACGACTCTCTGGAAGCCTGTGAAGCAGATTTCACAGCAAAGCGAGGGTCCAGTGCGCAGCCGAATACATCCCCGCAAAAATCACAGGCCGCGCCAACGGCTGGAAACGGCAATAAAGACCGGGATGCAGCGCTGAAATTCCTGGAAGTGGCTGTTAAGAGCACATGCCAGGGCCTGACGGACCTGGACCAGGCACGAGAAGCTGTTGCAGCTCAGATCGCAAAGATGCCGTTAATCAACAAGCACTTCACCGTGGACAGCCCGGAAACGATGAATTTTATGGCGGAAGCCCTGGCGCCTTTTTAGGAGAGAAACAGGAATGAGAATCAGCTCTCATAGTTTAATTGGAAAAACAGCCGTTTTGTACCTGGCTGATGCGGGTTCGATCCCTGCTGAGAGCTATAGCGAACTCCCTGGGCTTGCTGGCCCAACAGCAAGGGAGTGCAGCCCGGAACCCTGGAAGATCGGGAAACAGCTAATAGGGTGACAGTCGGGAGAGACCGGTAATAGATAAGCTCCGGATCGTTATACGGACAGAAGATAGTCTCGATCCGGGGCGCCTCACTGAGGTTGACCTGTGGTTGGCCCTCCTCCTGCCAGGGTGAACTTCAGTGAGGCGCAGGATGCGCCCATTTTTTCCTCCTTGTTCAATGGGGGTCGTCCCTGAAAACGGCGGCCCCCAGGAGAAAATGGATCAATCGTTGGACGTTGGAGCAGCATTATGGGAATTTCAGCAATTATGATCGACAGCAGAGAACCGACCTGGGTGCAGAATTTGCGCTTTGACGGCATCCCCACCAGCGTGCAACTGCTGGAGCAGGGGGATTTGATGGCGGCGTGCGATGGTGATTTGATCCTGGTTGAGAGAAAAACGCCGGACGACTTCCTGAACAGCCTGAAAGCGGGCCGCCTGATGCTGCAACTGGCAAATATGCTGACGGTGACACGGTGGGCGTACCTGATGATCACTGGAGAATTCAAACTGGGCGTGAACGGCGAGGTGGTGACCTCAAGAGTAACCGGTTGGAACTGGGATGCGGTGCAGGGCGCGATACTGAGTATTCAGGAGATGGGTATCTATGTGATCCAGTGCAAAGGAGATGAGGATTATGAAGATGCTATCATCCGGCTGGGCAATCGCGACCGTTCAACTGTTTTACCCGTTCCACCCGCTAAACAACCCCACGTGTATTCGCAATCCGAAGCGATTCTGGCGTCATTGCCTGGGATCGGGTTCAAGCGGCTACAGAAGGTTTTAGAAGAATCTGCGGGAAGCCCAGCATGGGCACTGGCTTTATTGACCAACCTGGATGAGGTTGAAAACTTCCCGGGTGTGTCCTATGGCGATCGACAGCGGATAAGAAATGTACTGGGGCTTAAAACCAGTGAAATGCTCGCAATCAACGTCCGGCCAGGATACTAACAGGATACTAACAGGATATTAAACTATCAAATTAATCAGAAGCTCAAACAGAAATCAAATTCAGAAATCAATTTAGAAAGGATTTTCTATGAAAAACACCAACCAAATTACAACACTGGAAGTACAAGACACACTGATCAAAGATCGGGAAATTACGACGGCAAGCCAGGCAGAAAATGTTTTGATGGCAAACCGTGAAATGAGCCTGGGCGTGTGGCATATGATCAACACGGTTGCCAATGATGTCTATCGTTCACGGCTGTTCCCTGTGAGCAGTCCGCAACAGGCGGCGGCGATCATGCTCAAAGGTTATGAGATCGGCTTAGGGTTGATGGCAAGTTTTGAATTTGTACAGGTGGTGAAGGGCCATGTGGGGTTATCACCTAAAGGAGCCCTAGCACTGCTGCACAACAGCCCACGGATCACAAAAATCAAGCTGACCAGGTTGACCGATGATAAACATAAATTTATCGGCTACGAATGCACTATGACGCGAGATAACGGTTTTTCGCATACTGAGCGATGGACCCTGGATAATGCTGTGATTGCCGGCCTGATGAAGCCAGATAGCAACTGGGAAAAATATCCGGAGAATATGTGCAAATGGCGTGCAATCGGCTTTTGTGCGGATATTGCAGCCCCGGATGTGACCGCCGGTATGGTGGACTTCATGATCCGGCCTGAGCAATTCGGGGTTCGGATTGACGATGAGGGGAACATCATTGAAGGAGAACAACGCATTGTTGTTACCAGTGAAATTGTGCAGGATGAATTGTATAACGAGAAAACACCAACGGTCACACTTGCAGAACTACTGGATCAATATTCAGCCGAGGAAATCCTCAAAGCCAACGGCGGGACCATCCCGGGCACGAATGAAGAGCTCGAAAGGGTAGCCAATCAACTCATCAAAGAATCACAGGAAAACGGATACTAAAATGCCTTATGAAATTAACCATCTATCCTACAGTTCCATCAGCTCCTATCTTATGTGCGCAGCGGCATGGAAATTTCACTATATTGACAAGATCCAAACGCCAACCTCACCGGCACTGGTATTTGGATCGGCTTTTCATAACACGATTGAACAATGGTTAGGTGGTAAAGCCGAATCACTGACAGACGCCTGGTCTAAAGAGTGGCAAAAACAAACTGAAGGTCAAGTCATTGATTGGGGGACAGATATCCCTGAAGAGCTTTTTAACAAAGGGATTGATATGCTGACCAACCAGGACATTTTGGCCGAGATGCAGAATACATTCTTCACGCATGCTGAAATGCCGGTGATTGAAACCAAGGTTGAACTCAGTATTCCCGCCGTGCCGGTGCCGATCATCGGCTATATCGATATTATCACAAGCGACAAGGTGCCCGGTGACTTTAAAACGAGTTCCAAATCCTGGACAACGGATAAAGCCCTGGATGAAACGCAGCCGCTTTTTTACCTGGCAGCGATGAACCAGATGGGTTTCCCGGTGGACGGCTGGCGATTTCGGCATTATGTGTTCGTCAAAACCAAGACACCCAAACTCCAGGTATTTGAACACGTACACAACCCAGGGCAGATCATGTGGCTGTTTGGGATGATCCAGAAGGTATGGAAGGGTATTGAAGCGGGCGTGTTTCCTGAGAATCCCTCCACTTGGAAATGTAATCCTCGTTATTGTGAATATTGGCCGATATGTAGAGGGAAACTCTCATGATGAGAAGTGCCAATAAAAATGCCAAACAGGGATGGCTTTTGCAGGACCTCAGGCCGGCAAACAAGTGTTCTATCGGCTTTGACGGCACCAACCTGATCCTTGAAACGCCGTATAACCCGGGGCTGGTTGCCCAGCTGAAGGCATTGATCCCGTATAACGACCGGCGATGGGATCCAGACCAAAAAGTTTGGTTGATAAGACCGGATCATGGCCCAACTTTGCAAAGCCTGATCGATCAATTTTTTGATGAGGTTGTTGATTTGCCTGGTATTGAAAATAGTAAACCCGAACAGGAATTGCGGATCATCGAGGTGCGATATCTCGGTTCTACCAAGGACCGGGGGGATGCAGAGCGCTCCGCTTTCGGACTGGTTGACGGGGAATGGTCGGTATTATTCCCTGAAAGCGTGCTGCGTTCGTGGTTCGAAGTGGATCCGTTGGCACCGATCCAAGGGGAAACGCTGTATTCTGTGTTAGGCGCTCGAAAAACCGCCTCTGAGGGGGAACTCAAGAGCGCCTTCCGCAGGATGGCGCGGCAATGGCACCCGGACGTGTGTAAAGAGCCAAACGCCCATGAGATTTTTATCAAGATCAACAGTGCGTATGAGGTACTCAGTAATCAGGGCAAACGCGCCCGTTATGATGCGGGGTTGGCGCTGGAAGCAAACTGGAAGGCAGGGTTCGACAGCGGGAAAACCCTGAAAGGCATTTTAGATGCGGATATTGTTGTTCGCGGTTACCGCTCACCGCTGCGCTGCGGGTGGATCATGGTCAGGGGCATTGAGGTGCTGGGGCGCTTTGAAGTGCAGGAGATCATGGATTGGCAGGACATCGTCAACCACCAGGGGCAGGTGCTGGTGACCTCGTGGGCGATGGGTGATAAAGCGCCAACGGAAAAGTGGGTATAAAACCATGATTTGCACAACAAAACAACCCAGAAAAAAGGGCGCTGGCGCAAAAAAAGGCACGCTGTTTGTGTGCGTGGGATTCGTGTTCCTCAACGGGCGCACAAACTTCACCGATCCGGAAGACTACTTAGACTTCCGTTACATGAAATGGGACCGGTACAGCCTGGAGAGCGACTTGCGATTGGGGGTATTGCCCCCGGGAATGCTGGTTAAGGCTGAAGACGGAACAAGGATCGGCATCGTGGTAGGAAACTATAACGATGAACAGCAAGTTGAGTTTTTGGGCGAGTTGCAATTGGAAGCGATAAAAAAGGAGAAAAAATGCGTGATTTGATGCCAACCCAGGAAAACGATTTAGTGCGCGGCTCGCTGTATGAGATTGCCCTGAAAAACAATCAATCGATTGCGGAGACGTTTATCCATTGTGATGTGGTGATACTGGTCGATACCAGCGGCAGCATGAGCATCACCGACAGCCGCGACAGCCAAAGTCGCTACACTGTCGCCTGTGAAGAATTACGATCGCTACAGGCCAGCCTGCCAGGGCGCATTGCTGTATTGAGCTTTTCGGATGAAACCGTCTTTTGCCCGGCTGGCGTGCCCTGCTTTATGGGCAGCAGCACCAACATGGCCGGTGCGCTTAGATTTGCCAAAGTGGCCGATACCCCCGGCATGCGCTTTATTTTAATCTCTGACGGTGAACCCGATCGTGACTACGAAACCCTGCAGGTGGCAGCCACCTTCACCAACCGCATCGACACCATCTATGTGGGGCCCGAAGACCGCCTGGAGGGACGCGACTTCCTGATACAGCTGGCAAAGATGAGCGGTGGACAGACCATCACCGCCGACCGAGCCAAGGAACTCAAAGCAGGCATTGAAACCTTATTATTGACTTCCGGATAAACGCTTGAGATGACAACCACTGCAGCCAAAACAAGCAACCTGTTTAGTTTTTTACTTCGCTCTGGCATTCAGAAAAAAGACGCTGAGGAGCTGGAGCGTGCCTTTGGCACTGAAGATGTTGTGGACTTCATGGACGGCATGGAGAACGTCGCCACGGTGCTGGCTGCCAAAGACCACTCCACCCTGCAATTACAAATGCCGCCCAAAGCGGAGCCGTGGACATCGATTTACCAGTTCATCGCCTCAGAAATCAGCATGAATAACACGGACCCGCTGATGGCGTTCAGCCAGGCGCTGGCAGCATGGGAGCATGATTGGGATCTGCAACAGGCGATCAGCAACGCGACGGGCTATCGCATGGGCGTAATTCAGGATTTTGAACGCCAAAAGGGATCCAAGAAACGCTATAAGATCAAGGATTATTTGCTGGCTTTCAAACAGCTGGGCTATGACTTCAGAATGAACGACATCCACGACAAAATTGAGGTGAATGGGGTCCCGATCACCGATGAAAAAGCGCAGGAAATCCGGGCAAGAATGCGCGAGGGTGGTTTTTATCGCATCAATGAGTTTGAGGACATTTATGGTTGGGAAGCATCGAAAAACCGCTATCACCCGATCAAAGACTTCTTACTGAGTATTACCTGGGACGGGAGCGATACGATCGATGAACTGGCAAGCTATTTTAATGACCGTTATGGCATGTGGCCGGTGTGGCTGCGCAAGTGGTTGATCGGAGCCTGTGCGAAGGTATTCGAGGCGGAACAAAACCCGATGCTGGTGATGGACGGCCCGCAAGGTGTAGGGAAAAGCGAGTTTGCCAGGTGGCTTGCCAAACCAATGGGGGATTATTTTATCGAAGCGCCGATCAATACGGATGACAAAGACAGCGAAATCCGGTTGATCTCTGCGTGGATCTGGGAGGTGAGCGAACTGGGTGCCACGACGCGCAAGGCGGATTATGAAGCGCTCAAAGCTTTCCTGACGACCCGTAAGGTGACTGTGCGGAAACCCTACGGCCGGCATGACATCAGCAAGCCGGCACTGGCATCCTTTATAGGAACAATCAATAACAGCTCAGGCATTTTCTCTGATCCGACCGGGAGCCGGCGGTTCCTGGTCTCAAAAATTGAAGAGATCAACTGGGATTACTCAGTATCTATTGATCCAACCGATGTTTGGGCGGAAGCGATGGCGGCTTACCTGGGCGGTGAAAGCTGGAAGCTAACCCGGCCAGAATTTGAAAAGAGCTGCCAGATCAATGAAGACTATGATGTGGCAGATCCAATTGAAGACCTGGTGAAGAAATTTTTTGAATTGGATCTCACCCGGGATGACTGGTGGATCCCAACCTCGGACATCCTGGCAATATTGCAGGATCCCACTCGGGGTGCCTTGAGAGGGACCTCGCGCGGCAATGCGATGGGACTGGCAAGCGTGATGACCAAGCTGGGACATGAGAAGAAAAAGCGGATAAACAATATTGGGCAAAAGGTTTGGGGCTACACCGGCATCCGGCTGTTTTCGCAGTTTAATCCGTAAAACAATTAGGAAAAAGAGGAAAAGAGATGATCAAGTTGATTAGAACGCTGATTAGGAAAATGATTAGAAAGTTATTTAAAAAGGGAAGAACACCCAAACAGATCAAAGAGGAACAGATCAAAGAGGCGTATCGGAGGCATTTCTATGGGCTTTAGTCTTATGGGCTTTAGTTTACTGAAAGAAAACTGGGTTTGGATGAGCATCATTGTTATTGCTATTGTGCTATGGGCAATCATAGCAGAGAGTGAGGAATAGTGGACAAAAACGGATATCCAACGGAGCAGGAGCTTGAATACATCAGATTATTCGATGTGAGCAAAAACAATTGGGAAGATTTAATGGGATACATTCAAGCCCATTGTTGGCATTGGGGTAACAACTATTTTTACAAAGGCGTTACACAATGGAACGCGTGTACGGGTGGTTGGTCTGGCAATGAAGAAGTAATAGCTGCATTGAAACAAAACACGATGTTCTGGATGCTTTACTGGAAGCAGTCTAATCGTGGTGGGAAATATATATTCGAGAAAATGAGAAAAGCAGAGAGTGAGGAGTGATGAAAAAACGAAAAAATGAGGTTGGTACTGGTTGGTACTCAGGTTGGTACTCAGGTTGGTACGTTTTTTCAATATTTTATAAATGAAATGGTCTGATCAATGAAAAATGCGTTCAAAATTTCAATAAAAAACAAGAGTACCAACTACTCCAACCTAAAACCCCACATATCTCTACTTTTTTATAAAAAATAAATAATTAAAGGGAAAGGTTGGAGAGGTTGGTACTCTATGCATAGGTTGGTACTCTAATTCAATAAAATAAAAATAATTTGAAAGAAAACTAAAATGACAGATCAAAGCCAAAATCTCATTCAAAACCTTATAACACAAACCGCGCAGAGCTGGATACTGAGTGGTCAATCGGTAATCCCGATCCGATATCGGGACAAGCGACCGGCGATCTCAGCATGGGAGCCATATAAGAGCCAGCTGCCAAGTCCTGATGAAATTATAGCATGGTTCCCGGATCAATATCACAATCTGGCGATTATAACCGGCGTGAAGGGATTGGCAGTAATTGACTTTGATACCCTGTCCCGCTATCGGTATTGGGAGTTGTGGGCGATCAAAACGGGCTATCCAGCAGATAAGGTTGCCCAGGTAACCTATAAAGTACGAACCGCACGGGGCGTGCATGTTTATATTCGACTGCCACATGACGAGCGCAACCGCAGTCTGGAGGGGATCGACATCAAGGCGAAGGGCGGTTATGTGCTGGCCCCGCCATCGATCCACCCGAGCGGGGTGCCGTATCGAGCGATCAATCCAGGAGCGCCAATTGAGAAGGTGAATGCGTTATCGGAGATTTTGCCGGCGGCACTTCTGACAAGGGATACTGAGTTATCTGATCATGTACGGGTCCCGACAAGGTTTGTGAATCCTGTGAAGTACGTCAGTGATCCATGGGAGGTTGCTGAAAATCAGGACGAGCCCGGACATGATCTGGTCAGTAAAATCCGAAGTTATTTCAGGATTGAGGATTTCTTTCCGGGGGCGGTTTCATCGTCGAGTGACCGGCGCTGGATGCTGGCATTGTGCCCGTTTCATGAGGATAAGACGCCTTCGTTTTGGCTGGACACGCAAAGGCAGATTTGCGGATGTTATGCGGGTTGTACGATGAAGCCGCTGGATGTGATTAATTTGTTTGGGAGACTTCACGGGCTCTCAAATAGAGATGCGATTTTGATGATGGCAAGGGGGATGTAAATTTATATGAATGAAACAAGGAAAGAGCGAGGAATGAGAAACGATCCTGTTGATATGGGTAAGTTGATAAAAGCCCTGGAGGTTTCCATGATACACGATTTGCCGATCACGCTGCGGACGCTATAACGCTCATTGATAAAAAATAGATCAATAACATTTGACTGCATTCTTGGTTGCATACTTGGCTACAAACCCGCAGCACCCTAAGCGTTACTCAGCCAGGGTAGATGGACAAATGACTCTGGATGATTTTATCGGGAAGATCCCGCTCTGGCAGCGACCGCAACTGGAAGATGATTTGCACGATCTGTTAGCATCCGGATATGGACAACTGACGTTTACTCTGGTTGCTGGAAAATTGACAACATGGGAAGTGACAATTTCTCGAAAAGTTGCCCGTCGATCGGATGATTAATAGACTGTAATAGACTGATTGAACCCGTCTTGAACCGGCATTAAACCAGCATAAAACCGACATAGAACTGGCAGATTGACTTGAAAACATGGTATAATTTTTAGTACAACACGATAACAAGTTGTTGACCTCAGACTCTGAGGACTGGTCAACCAGCCCGGAGTGTGTCTTGAAAAAGATGCGCTTCGGGTTTTTTTATTAAAAATTTTTAGAAAATTGCGGAGGTTTGTTATGGTTTTAGATTTAACGGGCGCACTTGTGGCTGGCATCCCACTGATGCTGGTCGTGATCGGATTGGTCCAGTACGTCAAGGAAAAGCTCGGATGGCAGGGCATGGGGGTTGAAATATTCGCTATCTGCCTGGGGCTTGTCCTGGGTTTTGGCTATCACGTCTACATCGCCGAAGCGATCACCTGGACTTTCAATTTTGTGTTTGAAGGGTTGATCTTTGGTTTGGCGGTTGGACTGGTAGCGACTGGCATCTATAAGGCTTATCACGAAGAAAAATAGTGATGATCAACCAGGGGGAAGAGAGGATAAGCCATGACGCCGGAGACCTACACAGAAATCCTGAAAATTGTTGGGCTGCTATTCACGGGCGGTATTGGTGTGGCGATCATCCAATGGTTAGCGTCCATGAGAAAGAACAGAGCCGCCACTAACATCGATATTCAGGACTACTGGCACAAGGAATTCAAACGGTTGGATGAGCGTATTGCTGATCTCGAAGCAGTTGTAAAAGGACGGGATGCGACCATCGCAGAACTTAAAAAAGAGAATACTGAACTGAAACGGAAGATTGCCGAATCTGAAGCTGAAATTGTACAGCTGACATCACGGATCCGTGAACTTGAACGCTTGATTGAGCAATATAACATCCAAGTAGATTGTGGAGACGATCATGAGCAATGATTGGGTTTTGGGTGTAGATACCTCTCACTGGTCAGGGAAGATTAATTTCCCGAAGATGCACCAGGCGGGAGCGCGCTTTTGGATCACCAAGGCGACGGACGCTAATAAAACGACAGGCCTGCAATTTGAGGATACTGAGTTCAATAACTATTGCCGGGCCGCTTTTGATTTTGGCGAGCTGCTGACCGGTTGTTATCACTGGTTGCAATACTCAGTGGATCCGAAGGTTGCAGCGCAGTTTTACCTGGAACGTTATACACGTTACAAATTTGACTTCCCGCCCATTCTGGATTTCGAAGAGCCATCGGTGCGCGATACGGGGCGTTTTAGCGACTATGCCTGGCGTGCCAGCGAGTGGTGCAAGGAAGTTGAACGAGTAACAGGACGAAAGCCGATCATCTACACGGCTCAGTGGTTCACAAACTATTTTCAGACGAGCCATTTGTCCTGGATGCAAGCCTATCCGTTATGGATTGCCAACTATTCCTGGTGGGCAAATGATATTGCCAAAGTGCCTGTCAATTATCCAAAACTGAAGTTTGAGGACAGGGTATGGGATGACTGGGCGATATGGCAATACTCAGCCGATACAAACGGACGCGGCGCAGAGTTCGGTGTGCAGGCAAAGAGCATTGATTTGAATTGGTTTCAGGGAAGTTACGCAGATCTATTGCACTGGTTGAAGGTTGATGAGCCGGTGCCAGAGCCATTGACACTCGAAGAGCGCGTTGAACGCCTGGAGTTGGCGGTGTTTGGATAAAAAGCAAATCATAGGGAAATTGTAGGAAAAATAGACATTAATTGAGTAAAAACACAAGAAAAATATAGTGAAACCGAAGAATTTACGTGCAGAAATAGAAAGCTTGGATAGTGATCTGAAAATTCAGTATGTATTTTCGCGCTGTAAAACAACCAGTAATGGCAAAGCAATTAATGATGCCGGTTTTTCAACTGCCACCTTTTATGGTTGGCCCCAAGAAGAGCGAGATTACCTAAATTCACTGGCAATGCGTTTGAAAACAGAGACGGGCTTACGAGCCACTTTGTTATTGCAGGAAGCGGCTGAGAGTGCAGCGAAAGTGAAGATCGATGGGTTGAAATCTCGCAATGAACGCATAAAGCAGGCTTCAGCAACAGAAGTGCTTGATCGGATCATTGGCAAACCGTTTCAATCACTGATCACCCAGGTAAACATGGCGGCCGACGAAGAGGACAGCCAGGAGATGACGCTGTTCAATTTGCCCGCTAATGCGATTGCCAGCTCGTTTTTTGATGTGTATCGGGATATTCAAGCAGCCGCACATACTGAGTATGTATTCAAAGGGGGACGAGGGTCCACCAAATCTTCATTCGCATCAGAGGTACTGATTGAACTGCTGATCAATAATCCGGAGTGGCACGCGCTGGTGGCCAGGAAGGTTGGCAACACGCTGCGGGATTCGGTGTACAGCCAGATTGTGTGGGCGATCGATTATCTGGGCTTGACGGAAAAGTTCAAGTGCATCACATCGCCGCTTGAAATCACGTATATTCCGACGGGGCAAAAGATTTACTTCCGGGGTGGCGACGATCCGCTAAAGATCAAATCGATCAAACCCCGTTTTGGGTATATCAACATTCTGTGGTTTGAGGAGCTGGACCAGTTCAAGGGTGGCTCGGAAGTGCGCTCTATCGTGCAATCCGCGCTGCGTGGTGGTGACAAAGCGTACGTTTTCATGAGCTTCAACCCGCCCAGGAGCAAGACCAACTGGGTTAATAAAATGCTGGAGATACCCAAGCCCAACCGGTATGTGCATGAGAGCGATTACCGGACGGTGCCGGTGGATTGGCTCGGCCAGGCGTTCATTGATGAAGCGGAGTATTTGAAAGAGATCAACCCGGCGGCTTATGAACATGAGTACCTGGGCTTGCCGACCACAGCAGGCGGGTTGGTGTTTGAGAACGTGGAGATCAGAGCGATCACTGATGAAGAGATCGGGCAATTTGACCGGATTCATGACGGGCTTGACTTCGGTTACTACCCGGATCCAGCGCAGTGGGTGCGCTGCCACTATGATGCGGCCAGAATGACGCTGTATATCTTTGATGAGTATCGTGGTTGGAAACACAGCAATTCGGAACTCTATGAAGCCCTGGTTGAAATGGGGGTTGGTCCAGAGGACACGGTGATCGCAGACAGCGCCGAACCTAAAAGCATTGCTGATTTGCGGGCTTACGGCCTTTCGTGTATTGGTGCTGAAAAGGGTCCAGAGAGCGTGCGCTATTCGATGAAATGGCTGCAATCGCTGGTCAAGATCGTGATCGACAATAAGCGTTGCCCATATGCAGCGGAAGAGTTTTTGAACTATGAGCACGAGCTAAACAAAGACGGGGAGTATATCAGTGCCTTCCCGGATGCTGATAACCATGCGATCGACGCTGTGCGCTATGCGACCAACCGGATTTGGAAGCGGCGGGGTAAGAAATAATGTTCAGAAAAATACTGAGTTGGGTCAGGGAGTGGATCAAAAAGATGATAGGAAAACAAACGGTTGATAAGGCGCTAAATATCGAGGTTGCTTTTTCTTCGAAAATGGCAGAGGAGATCGAGCTGTGGGCGCGGATGTATGAAAACAAAGCGCCCTGGTTGAACGCAGATGTGAAAAGTATGGGCTTGCCGGCGGCGATTGCTTCGGAACTGGCACGGCTGACGACGATCGAGATGGAAGCCGAGTTCACCGGCGGGGCGCGGGCCACCTGGCTTGAGGAACAATTCGGGCGGGTGATGGACAAATTGCGTCACCAGGTGGAGTTTGGCTGCGCAAAAGGTGGGCTGGTGTTCAAGCCGTATATCGTCGGTGAGCAACTGGCGATCGACTTTGTACAGGCAGATCAGTTTTATCCGGTGGCATTTGATGCGGATGGGATGATCACTGCAATCGTATTTGTGGACCAGCGACGCAAGGGCGATTACTGGTATACGCGGCTGGAGTATCACAACATGACAGATGCGGGCTGTCAGATCATCAACAAGGCATACCGATCGACCAACCAGGACACGCTGGGGCAATCGGTGAGCCTGGACAGTATCGACGCCTGGGCGCAGATTGAGGATGAAGCGCTGATTACGGGGATTGAGCAGCCGCTATATGCGTATTTCCGTTATCCACTGGCAAATACGATTGATGCTGATTCACCGCTGGGCGTGTCATGTTACAGCCGGGCGACGGGACTGATCAAAGAAGCAGATACTCAGTGGTCGAATTTGTTGTGGGAATTTGAAGCAGGGCAGGCGGCAATCTTTGTAGATGAACTGGCTTTTGGGAAAGATGCTCAAGGGCGCGCAAAGCTACCGCACAAACGGCTTTATCGGGCGTTGGAGACCGGCGCGGTGGATAACAGCCTGTTTCAGGGCTGGTCACCGACCCTGCGTGAGCAAAGCATACTGAGTGGTTTGGATGCGATCCTCAAGCGGGTGGAATATTCCACGGGGTTGGCTTACGGCACGCTATCTGATCCCAACACTGTGGACAAGACGGCTACGGAGATCAAGATCAGCAGGCAGCGCACCTATGCGACTGTGGTGGATGCGCAGAAGGCACTGGAAAACGCCCTGGTCGATCTACTGTATGCGATGGATGTGTGGGCAACGATCGGCAATCTGGCACCTGCGGGTGGCTATGACGTCGCGTTTCAGTTTGACGACAGCGTGATTGTGGATAAGGACACCAGTTTTCAACAGGATTTGCGCCTGGTGGGGCAGGGGTTGATGAGCAAATTGGAGTTTCGAATGCGCAACTTTGGGGAGAGTGAAGAAGCCGCGAGGATGGCGCTGGAACAGATTGAAGAAGAACGACAGCCGATGTTTATACCGGAGGTGGAATAACAAAATATAGTTTTATTTGGAGGTATAAATGGCATTACAACTATTTCAGATTGGCGATACACAGTTTTGGGTATTAGCAGACAACACACGCAGGATTGAGGATTTGGAGGCGAGATTGTGAGCGGCGTATTTCACACAACAACCGACACGGTGGATGCTCAAAACATCCCTGCTATGTGGGTTGTTCGATAATAATCTATGTACTTAGGAGGTACAAAAAATGGCAACATACAATAAATTTCAATGTTTTGTGGAAGACCTTGCAGAGAAAAAGCACAATCTCGCAAGCGACACCCTCAAGGTGGCGTTTTCCAACGCTTCCAACGCCCCATCTGCTTCGCTTGACAAAAAGCTGGCAGATATCACCACTATCGCTTCACCTGCCGTGGACAGTGTGACCCTGACAGTATCAAGTTCCGGTTTAGATAGCGGCGTTTATAAGCTGGTGCTCGAAGATAAAACCCTGACCGCATCTGCAGATGTTGGACCTTTCCAATATGTCATTATCTACAATGACGATGCTACGAACAAGGAACTAATCTGCTGGTACGACTACGGCACAGAAGTCACGCTCGCATCGGGCGACACGTTCACGCTCGACTTCGGCGATGAACTGTTTAGCTTGGCTTAATCGGAGGCAATAATGGCAATCGTATACTGCTCATGGGCGACTGGCGATGATACAACTGGCACAGGTACGGCTGCCGCTCCATATAAAACAATCACGAAAGCGTCCACGTCAAGAACTGCTGGCGATGAGGTCAGGGTTGCTAAAAGCCCTGACCCAACTGCCTTGACTGGTACAACTGCGTGGACACTGAATGACACGAGCGTTACTGGCACTAATACGCTCTTTACGACCGAGTTGGCAATCGGCGACTTCATCTCTGCACCGGACGGTAACTGGTATGAGGTTATAGAGCTTGCCTCTGACACCAGCGC